GTTGGGGGCACACCTCATCTAGCGTTTTTCCGCCACAAAAAATCTGAGCGTAAGCAATATCCTTTTCTTTTAAAAATTCGGAATAAGACCATGTTTGTGTTAGTTTTTTTGGAAAATGCTTAAAGTAAAGTTTATCTTTAGCGTATATGGCCTTACAATTCTTTTTGTCGTCAAATGTTTGAAAGAGCATAATTCATACTATAACAGATTTTACACGAATGTCAAACTTTTTTTAATAAGATCCTGGAAAATGTATTACTCCAGCCTGATCGGCTGCCATTAACATTTCCCCAATATTTTGTTCTTTTATTTTTCCTTGGTCGCCATAGATCTGTGCTAAGCCTTGTATTTTTTTCCTCACAACTTTATTAATATAGTTTAGGCCATAAAGAAAGTCATTATTAATTTTGTGTGTGTGGGCACCAACACCTTCTACACAATCAGGGTAGCATGTGCTTTGTGCTTCTCGGACCACCCAATTTTTTATTTCATGCTTATGTTTTATATTAGGTTTCGTGGGGTGCACTGCAAACGCTGCGGTGCCATTACCATCCACGTCAATATTATAATTGTGCACATGGCCGCTATTTTTTGTTGTTACACCAGATAACTTATTTGTCTTACCAGTGTTTAAACTCGCTAAACCTATTATTTTTTCCAAATGGAAGTTATATTTTTTCTTTGTCAATTTAATATTGCTTTCCGCTAGTTTAATGTCAAAATAAACTTTTAGCCAATAATAGTCACTATAATATTCATTATACTGTGATTCTGTTGTTAAGTCAATATTAACTTCTTTCACTATAAATTTAGTTCGCAAATTTTTATCCGTGCAAATAGTTTTTTTCTTTATCGTTGGGTTTTGAACGTAATAGCTATAAAAATTGTTATAAAAAGTTTTTTTAATTTCTTCGATTTCATCCAAGTAAGGTACGTCATAATAGACCTCAAAGAACTTATCAAATCTAAAAATTCGCGATGTACAAGTTTGAAACTTATCCCCAGTGCACATATTCGTTCCGTCTTGATTTTTTATTGGATCTTTAGCTCCGTACATCTCTGCAGTTTCCACAAAGGCCTTTGTTGATTCTGAGACTGTCGATAAAACACCTCGTAATGCTTTCTCTGTTTGTGCTGTAAATTCATTGAACATATCATTGTTCCAAGTTGCAAATTTAAAATCTTTTAATTTCCATTCCCCGTCTTTCAGTTCATATAAATCATCTAGCTCGGGGAGTTCTGGGAAAATATCTTTAATTTCTTCTTCTTTGCTTTTTAGAATTGCACTTTGTCCTGCTGTTATCATTTTTCTTTCGTAAGCTAAACGCATATATTCTCTCATTTTAAATGATTGTACATCTGCGACTAGTCGCCATGGAACGTTTCTGTCAATCATAAAACCAAATCTTCTAGCTGTTATCCTGTAAACATTGAAATTTGGATCTTGTAGAAATTCATGTTTTATCTGATCGTCATCATAAGGCTTGTCATCGATTTCTAAGCATAAGCCTGTTGACATTGGCGCCATATAAAAAGAGTTGATGATACCGCTTTTTGTGAAAGGCATGGTCTTTGTGTGTGTTTTAAGATATGAAACAAAAAAGCTAGTAAAATCAAAAGCATTTTCTAATAACTCCTTATATTTTATACCGCTCATAGATGTCGCAGATTTGGATAAATATTGAGAAACAAACATAAAATAATGAATGTCTTTTTGTAGTTTGTTCATTGATTCAAAATCCACAAAACCTTTCTTAGCTTCGAACGCAGCTATGGGGCCTTCTCTAGAAAGATAACCGGCGGCGACTAGAGACAATATATTTTTTCTTAAATCATTAAAAGCTTCTGCGACAAAATCAAAAGTTTGTACACCAGCTATGCCAGAAACGACCTCAACAATTTTTTCATATTTAGCATCATCATTAACTAAATTATATTTTGGAATTAAAAACTCTCCATTTAAATTTACTTTGCCGTAAAGAGGATTTTCATTTATAAAATCAAAAGGCTTGTCCATCCAAGGTAAGTCTCCACCTGGATATACTTTATCGTAATAAAACTTTTTTTCGTCATAAAGCACTGAAGAGTCTTCGATAGAATTCTTCCCCATTGGAATTTTAGAGAATAAATCGCTTAAAGGTGCCATTTTCTATTTTTTACTCCTAGTCTCAATAACATGTTGAAAAATACTTATCATTTCAGTGCTGGGCCCTTCTTTTATACAATCACCGAAAGTCTCCCATTTTGCGCGGAGACTAGTCTCATGGATCGGGTTCATTCCTACGTTTATTTGATGATCAACTTCAATTACCCTATAAAAGCCAACCAAACCAAGGCGCCTCCAGGCATTATAGTCAACTGAGCCGTCTTTAGTGGGGTCCACGAAAAATAGCATTCCAGGTTTGAAAACATTGTTCCCATACATAGTACACTGAAAACTATAAACATCTCGTAACGCTATTCCGCCAGTGGCGGTTAATCGCCCCATGAGGCGCGCCTCTCTAACATAGGGGATATTTTCTTTTCTAAAATCAGATTGCTTTACGATCGAAGGAATTTGCCCAAGATGCAAATAATATATACCATTGTTTATATTTTCTCTCTCTTTGACAGGGCTCAATCGAATCGGACTAATATTGTTTACATAAATAAACATGTAATTAAATTGTTTTTCAATTGGTGTATTGGGGCTGACTTTTGTAAGATCTTTTATATTTCCTCCTTTACTCCAATGTAGTGGTTCGCCCGGGGGGAATTGGTATGCGATGTTGCCCTTAATTCGATAAATAGCTCCTCCCCCGGGGGGGTATTCAAAAGCCGGGAGGGCCGTCGACGTCCCCGTAGAGATTGATGGATAAAATGGTGGAATTAAATATTGTTGGCTATTAATAGTCGCTTCACGCATTGTGCTAGTAAACGTGATTGCGCCAATTTGTTGATTTCCTTCTTGCGCATCTTCTACACACTTAGAACCCAGCGCAGGCAAAATTAAATCTTTAATAATATCTTTAATAAAATCACTTAATAAATATCTTTCTTTGCCACTACCTAAAACTTTAACTGCAAAAAACCCCATTAAAGTTTTTATTGAAATTGGCGCCCAGGCCAAATTAAGTATATATTTTTTGTTAGTTGATAGTGAGCTAGATAAATCTCTTTCTACCATTGGGCCCAATACTATACCCATATTTCTTTCAAAAAGACCACTCCTGCTTGGATAAGAAGCAATTGCTATGGCAGTATCAATAATATCTCCTAGATTAGTAAAGTAAATAGCGGACTTTGGTGTTTTTCCTTTTCCGAGAGTGGAAGGTTTGCTGGCCAACCCAGAACCTAAGCTATGTTGGATTTCTTGTGCTAAAGTTTTTGCTTGATTTGAAACATTTTTATCCATTCTCTTCATATTGATATTTTGAAAATCAGTATTGAGGGCTTCTAAACTCTTATTTAGATCTGTCACACCGGTGCGATTGTAACTGCGCACAATTTTAACGTCGAGCGGCATTATTGTCGATGTGGCGGCACGTTCCCTGGCCATTTCTGTTGCTGATTTAAGTTTGGCCGGATCCTTTTTGCTTTGCGGCGGCGTCCACCCAACTGCACTTTCTACTTGACTGGCTTCTAATTCCACGGCATAAACACGCTCTTGTGCATATAGTGCAGTAAAAAATGTTTTATATTTGTCTTGAAGGGCCGCTCTTCGAAGTAGTTTAATATATTCTAGTATCTTATCGACCAGTTCTTCAAATATCTTCCTGGCATTGCCTGTTGAAGCCAGCGCTGATTCTAAATCTCCGGGCTTGTATTCTAATCCTCCTCGGACTGAACGGTCTTGCCAGGGGATTTTGATTTTCTTTCCGCGTTTGGTAATCCAATAACTCTTGGCTTTTCCAGCAACATCAATATGGTGTTTGGTGGGGATAAGACCGCGCATCTCGGCCAACGTTGGATTGCCTTTATATAACTTACTGGCTGTGCCTTTTATTGTGCTCCAAATGTACCATTGAAGCAAATTTTCTTTAGGTGTGCCGCCTCCGTGATAGGCGGATTCTAAATCTTTGCGCAAATTAGTATAGTTATCGGCCAAATGTGTCTTTAATTGTCCGTGTGACCCAAATATTTGACCTGGGGTTTTTTTATCATCCATTACTCCTTTTAAGAGCTTTCTAGCGGTGGCTAATTTGTGTTCCCATCGTATTATTTTTTTTGTCTCATCGCCTGGTAAATTAAATATATCTAGCTCAGGAGTATTAAGGGATGATTCAATGAAAGCTTTATATTCAAAATCTACCAATAATTCTGGATCAGCGCCACTAGACTTTGAATTATATCTTATAGTATGAGCCACAAACTGAAGTCGTAAAATTATTGCAGAATTTCTTAAGAAAGATTTAAGGGCTTTTTTTTCATTTTCGTTTAATTTTAGACGGCCACCGCTATTTGTGCTAGCCAGGCTAACCAACGTCCAGTCAATATCGTCTGGGTCGTACCTAATACTCATTTGTATTTCAAAATATTTGTCATTATATGTTTCATTTAATACAACATCAGCTGCTGGTGGCGCGCCAACAAACTGTTCTGCAGTTTCATAACATGAGAGATCATTTTGTATTGTCTCAGAGTCGATCTTCGAATTCGCGCGGCTTTCTGTTGTTAAATACTTCGTAGAATAAGATATTAAATCTTGATAACTCCATATCATATCTTTTGTTTGGTTCTTCTTCCCGGGAGCCGGAACAGGTGTTTTAAATTCGTGTGTAAACAAATTAAAAGAAGAGAAAGACAATGTAAAAGAAATATCTTCTACAGTATTTAAAAGAGCAATATTTTTACCAGCAAATTTGAAATTTAAATCAGTTAACATAACATTGCCAAGAACTTTATGATCATGAAATAATTCTTCTAAAGATGAAAGATTTCTACGTGACTTAGGCATGCCTTCGCTATCGGCTTTGATGCTTTCTCCTAGTGGCATTGGTACTTGATATCTTATTGTTTTGTTTGTGCCCTTCTCGTCGACGTCGCCGTCGTCCTTAAGTTTAATGGTTGTTTCTGAAGGGTAAATTTTATTAAGCGCAACGATTGGTTTTAATTGTGTTAAAATGGAAGAATCTAAACGAAAAAATAACTCGGCGCCACTTTTTTGATTAAATTGTGAAATTAGCTCAGCTGGCTTGACTGCATCAATGCAGGTTATGTGATCATACGTGTATACCCAAGATCCCTTCTTTTGGGTTGCATACCATTCCGGAGGGTTTGCAAATGGTTTTATTCCACCATACCGTAACGGCCTGTGTCGGGCGCCGGTGGAAATGTCATCCTTATAAGTAGCTAATTTTTTAAATATATGAGATTTCCAATAATTTAAAAAACACTGTTCTTGAAACCGATATCGTTTTGATTTTTCAAACGCTGCTAGTTCTTTTCGAGTGCCCTCGTTTATTTGATTAGTAAAATTTGAGTCTACCATATTACAATCCTAATAATACAATTCATAAACTTTAAGTATTTCATTAATTGGCGTTGGTATATAAACTGTATCACCAATATTAACATGTGCTTCAGTTGGCTTTTGATTAAACCATGCAATAACCCACCATAATTCAGGGTCATTGTAGTATTCATGTGCTAGTTTATAGTATTTATCACCGTAAGTCCAAGGATGGTGTACAATGTTCATCCTTTCAATCTGTGAAGGGGTTGCATGCGTCAACATCGGCGTAGTATATTGATCGATAGAACCAACTCCTCGTTTTTCAAAATGTTCAGAGTATAGTTCATTTTCGTTAGAAGCAAGCAATCTTTTTTCATATCTCATATTTTTAGGCGCCTTTCAATACTTTTGCTATTTCTGCTGTGGCAACCTTATCATGCGTGTTACCGCTCTCTGTTTTTTGCCCTGTGCTTATCGCTTTCGAGCTAGGCTTTAAACTAGTATCAATTTTAATGCCATATGGCCATGAAGAGTTATTCCATCCTGCGCGTGAAGTTTCATTCTCAACCAACCCAAAGGAATCTCTTGTTTGAATTGGCTTAAACTCCATTACTATATCTACCAAGCTTGGAAAAAGATGTTTTCCCTTAGATCTCACAAAATATTTTTTAAATGCTGGAGGAGCTTGTCCTTGTGAAAGAATGTGTATTCCTTCTGTAAAGTTTGGACTATAAGAAAAACTACTAATGTATCCTGGTAATGGTCCTCCATTATTTGCTTGAATGAGGTTTGCAAATTTTACAGCCATAAAAGTTGATTTTGGTGTATAGTTGTTGTTACCTGAGCGTCTTTTTAATGTTGGGTACATTGATTGCGCTAACCAAGAACATTTTTGTAAATTACTTATTGCTTCTTCGGCATCGGTCGAGGGAACAGTCCATTCAAGCTGAATTGATCTTTTCGGCATTGATTGGTGAGCTATTGGCACAGATTGATTAGGATACTGTACTTCTTGCCAACCGGGAATAAAGTTGTCTTTAAAAGATTTAACAAATGCTTTAAAATCAACCCATGGGCGTTCAATGTGTTTGTATGATCTGAGCGCGTTTAAATTTATTATTTTTATGTGGGCCCAATTTCCATTATATGCATATGTTGTGGGATCATTACTCTTTATATTGCTACCAAATAAATTCATTTATGCAGTTCTACTCCTTTGTGCTTTTGCAAATGTATCTCGAACTGTGTCTTGGATTCTTCGTGTCAATACAGTTCCTCCAACATTAACCATTATACTGTCAGTAATTAGTACGCCTTCCAATCCTCGACCTGCTCCGCCTCCTCGTGGAGCTTCTGAAGCTCTTGCTGCCTGTACTGCAGCGCCTTGGGCGCTTATTTGGGCACCTGCACGTGCTGCAGCTACGATAGGTAAAGCAGAAACCGATCTAGCTTCTTTAGTTAATTGTGTTACTGCCACAATATTTTCTTTTGGTATCGTTTGCATAACATAACCAAGTCTTGCTATGGCAGCTGCAAATGAATCAACTTTTTTTTCATTTAAATTATTAATCGCTTTTGTTAATTCAGTAATACCGGTGGTGGCTTTGGTGAAGTTTAGTTCGGGTGCAGATATTTGACTGGCGGCGCCTAAAGCCCTTGTTAAACTAACAACTTTTTTATCGCTAATCGTGCCGATTTTATTTGCTAAATTGGCAATTGGCGAAGCAGCTTTTTTTGCCCATTCCCATAGTGCCCTCAATCCCTGTGCTGCGATTGAAGGTAGGGAAAACGCCTCTGGTGATTTCTTTTCTCTCATTTTACTTGAGAAATATGCCCATGCCCCTCCTGCAACGATTAACAAAGGAGCAATACCTTTTAAAGCAATTGAGAGAGCGCCAACACCACTTGATGCGCCAACCGCAGCAGCTCTCATCGCAGTCATTCGAAGCGTCCATGTAGCCGTCGCATTTGCAAGACTCCAAAGCACTTTAACAAGAATTAGGCCCTTAAATCCAAGAGTTTTCATGATATCTACTACAGATCGTACCCACTTCAGCAGAGTCTTTGCACCAAATCCTGCGTCCAAAAATACACGTTTGATTTGTTGAAATATGTCTACAACTTGACCACCCATCATAATTAACTTGCCCTGTGATTCAGCTTGTTGTTCTTGCAACTTTGTCAATTCATCAACTTTTGCCATGTTGCCTTGGAAAAATGCAGCTGCAATGTTCATATTTTTAAATCCAGCTGCTGCAGCAAATGCTTTTTTCTCCCATCTGCCTAAAGACTCCCAACTTCTATTTGTTGCGTCTAGTCCTGCTCTTAACAAATATAATCTCTGTTCTTCAGATGCATTTAACATTTGAATAGAATTATAATAAGCGCCTCCTAAAATTGCGTTTAATTTCGCGACATTAGATGCTGCATCTTCAAAAGTGTCGAACCTTGCAGCAATGCCAGTTAATGTATTCATTTCAATACCTGTTGCTTTAGCAATTGAAGACAAACCTTGTAAAACTTGTATTGCTCTGGGGCCAGAATATTGAGACATAACATCTAAAGCTTGAGTGAAATTTTGCACCATGCGAACCGGTGTTTCGCCAATAGCGACTGCTGAATTATAAAGTCTATTCATCATTTCTGGACCAGCAATACCAAATACTCGCATTGATTTATCCATTACAGCCGCAGTAGTATCAAATGATATGCCAAAGCGTTTTGCAGCAAGTGCTGTGCGATCCATTTCCAATCTTTGTGAGGGAAGCAGCCCTGAATATGCGCGGGCAACTGAATATAACTGGCTCTGCATTTGTGACAATTCATCATATGCTCCTGCCATTTCCTTTATTTCTTTATCTTCGAAGGCGCCAGTAAGGGAGTCTGTAAAATCTGAGCTAGCACCTGTAGCGCTTCTCAAGCTAACATCGGCACGATCAATTGAACCTACCATCATAACCGTAGTTTCTTGTATTTTCATTAGACCTGAGCCCATTACATTACTAAGAGAGCCTACATTAGATAATGTAGTAGACAAGTGGGCCATACTTTCGGTTACACCTTGAATCACTCCTCTGGCTTTTATTGCTGCAGCTGTAGTTTCCACCAACGAAGCACCCAATGTTTGACGCCACTTGTTGTCTAGACCAAAGAGCATTGTCATTGAGCTTTGCGCAGCTTGTGATGACCTTAGTTTTGCATCAGTGTATCGCATTTCCACAGTAATTTTTCGTGCGATTGCTTCTCTTTCGCTATCGAGTATTCGAAGCTGTTCACGGCTAAGTCGTGCTTCTTCTTCTCGCGCATCGATTAATCTTCTGGTAAGGGCTGTGAGCGATGCATTGTATGTAGTCGCTGAGCGGTCTAAGGAATCTATTTGATTTTCAAGATTTTCTATGGCCTCTGTCGCTTGCTGCCAAGCTCGTTGACTTTCATAGTGTTCTGTTGTAACCTTAGCTAAGGCTTGTTCTAAATTTACTCTATGCTGTTCTAAAAGTGCATTTCTTCTTTCTTCATTATCAGCAAGTTTACCAGCAGCATCAAGCTCTTGAAATTTTAATTTTATGGTATCTTCAAGTTTAGCTACGTGCTGATTGGCCAGGTTGGCTTTTTCTGTGGCTGAAAGGAGAATTGACCGATCCTTATCTACAATTTCCCCTAGTATACCTTCAATACCCTTTAATATTACTTGGTATTCTGCTATTTCTTTAGGGTCAAATCTGTCAGCCATTTATCTTGTCCTCCAAATTATACAAAAGGCCATAAGAGGCCAGTTGTCCTTTCAAATCCTTCGACTGCATCGCTAAGTAGGTATTTTGCTTCTCTTGTTTCTTCCTCATCCATCCCAAGCTTTAAATATGTATCCATATATTTATGTTCTGCTTTAAGTGCGCCAAGAAAAGAACTAATATCATCATCGGTCCCAGAAACGATTAATTCAAATTTTTCAGTTGGCTCTTTTTGCTGGCCAGGCTGTTGTTTATCTTCTGGTGTTAAAACATCATCGCCTTCGTTTTCTTCAGCTTCTGCAACCATTTTTGTGTATTCTTCTGGTGAGGGAATTTTACCAAACATTCTTTTTAAGATTACTTTAATAGTTTCACCAAACATCGCTAAAAAGCTTTCTTGTAACTGATTGTTCTTTAGCTTATAAAAATTAATTTCTAGGGGTCTTATCATTGCGCACTCCTCCTCATACTAATAAATAGTTGTAAAGTTTAAAATAATAAATAGATAATAATAGAAAGGACGGCCTATTTTTGTTTTTGGGCTTTTTCGTAATCTTCTTTTTCTTTTTCGAATTGCTTTATCAATCTTTTTGTAAACCAATTTCTCAAACCAATTGGTAAATTGTATACTTCTATAAAACTCCAATTACCATAATATTTCAATAAAAAGAATTGTTCATATACAGATTCCATATATTTACTGCTTAGGCCAAAAAAAGTCCGTTGTAAACGGAACCTCCATTTCCACTTCCGTGAAACAACTTTGACATCTAACAGTTTGTGTTAAGTCAATGTTTGGTACTAAATCGGTGTAAACCGTCCTTAAATAGTGTGAATCTTTTGCTGGCATATTATCAACAAACTCTGCTATTTGACCACGATCTTCAATTCCGTTGAGAGATACAATAAAAGTTTTCATCTGATCAGTTACTGAATTGTCAATTAAATTATATTTTCTTTTCTTTTCTGTGTATGTCAATAAATTAGCTTCATCTTTACCAGTTAGAAATCGTACTTCTGTTTTAACTTTGGATGATGGTAACTCAATAACAAAAGTTCCATTTTTAGTAGATTGAATTGAATCATCTACTTCTGAATCTTTTGGTTTAATCTCTTCTAGATCAAATGAATGATCGGCATTAGCCTGACAATAAGGACATTGGATTTTTGTTTCATATGTGCTTCCATAGGCAGAAATCCTTGTTCTCATCATTATTGCGTTTTTATCGCCCACAAGAAGGTCGCTGTGTTTTATTGTTTTATCGACAATAAGATTTTCAAGTAGTCTTTCAATTGCAATACCTTTTTTTAACAAGGACATTGAGGTCAATATATCCTCATCCTTCGCAGTCATTTGTTTTATTTCAATATGGTCCTTCTTGTGTAAGGGATGTCCTTCAGGATAAAATTGCCCCTTTGAAGGAAGCTCAACAAAATCTGTTGGTACAACAAAATTTAATGTACTTGAATTGTTTGTTAATTCAGCAATTGAAGGGTCGGAGCCAGCACCTGCGGCTGCTCCAAAGCGCTCTTCATTGTTTCTCATTTTTCACCTCTAAAAATTAATAATATCAACCACCAGAATAAGTAATGTTTGAATCGGATGGGAAATTACTGTTTCTCCCAATTCCTACGCCATCCAAGGCGAACGAATTATTTTTGGTCCATACTTCAGCCCAATCAAATCTTATAGTTACGCTAACGTCCATAAGATCATCGCTATCATATGACAAGTTGCCAAATTTAGCATCTTTTATCCATGGGTGCCTTAGTTTCCAAACTTCAACTTTATTGCCATCCGCATCTAATTGCCGAATTTCTAAGCTTGACAAGGCGGCAACAGCTTTTGTTTTAGAAATAGTTAGGAGTGGAGTACTTTCTGTAATATTTGGATTATATCCTGCAGCTTCTATCATGTGCAAAACTGTTTTTGTTGCGTCTGGTGAAAGTGGATCGACTAAGCTAAGATCTACCGTGCTCCACTCTACACGGCCTGGATAATAATAAGTATGATTAAGGAATCTGTGCGAAGTTTCTGAAATACTTACACTTGGCTTTGAAACAGATTTGATCGCATAAGGTGCAACCCTATTAAAAATAGCTACCCATCTATAAGCTCTCTTGGTCTCGAAAGTCTGCTGGTCATTCCAGAATCCCATTTTTTATTTTCTCCCTCGCACAGTTTGCGCCTCTATCAATAAATAGTACTTACCTTTTTTTTTATCCATTTTAATCTTCAAATGATGCTCCGGAACTCGTAATAATAAAGTCTAGAGCAATAAATTCAATAGCTCTAGCAGGCTTTAAGAAAACTTTTGCATACATGATGTTTCTATCAATCAACTCCGGAGTTGTGGTTGATTCATCTAACACCAGCTTATAGTCTGCGAGGCCTAATCTAGACTTAACGCTGCTCAGCAAAGTGTCTGCTCTTGCTCTAAATGACGCCCAAGTTACATCAAGGTTTGGCTCAAATAATGTTGTTGACGCAATTCTAGAAATCTCTTTTTTCAAGAAGATTAAGAGTCTCCTTACATTGATTCTATCCAATGCCGAAGGAGTTAACTGCAGGGTCTTTTGGCCAAAGATTACAATTCCTTCAGCAGGGAATGATGCAATTGGATTAACGTTAACTTCATAAAGTTTATCTCTTTGTTTTGAAGTTAGCTGTTGATTAATTCCAACAACGGGTACTCCGCCTGCGCCTGTGGCTGTTAATCCGCCGCGGCTAAATCCAGCTGGAGCGAACCAAACATCTTTAACAGAATCGCTGTACGCTAAAGCACCCAAAGCAACTACCGAAGGTGGAGCCCACAAAATTTGATTGGTTTGTGTATCTTTAATTTGTACCCATGGATAATAGGCGGCGCCGTAACTTGAATCAATTTTACGATTTTTCATCGATCGCACTGCTTCATCTACATTGCCTTGGTTTGCCATATCGGTGTTATTATTTTCACCAGTAGGCGTAAAGTCTTTTTGAATATCAATAATTGCCAAAGTATCCGCGCGCTCTTCAGCAACTCTAACCAATCTAGTGGTCAAGTTTGCATTAGTAACCCCTGGCATGGCCAGCAAATTACATTCTACGCGCTCTGGGTCTTTAATGATTTCAATAGCTTTGGTAGCCGAGAAATAAGCGTAACTATTTTTTTCGGTTGCGGCTGCTTTCAAACCGCGCGTTGTATTAAGCGGTTCTTTCTCTCTAATATCAAAGCCGTCAAAACCGCCATAAAGAACTGTAGTAAATTTATCATGCCCCATTGTAGAAGCAGTCAACAAGAAACTACTACCACTTTTCGTGGTGATTGAGTTGGTCGTCTGGCCGTTGCTTCCAGAGTTTTGTCGACTACCGCTAGTATAAAAAACGTTTCCGTTTCCTGCTTCTACAAGATCATCTAAAGAGAAAGCAAATTGAACTTCAGCATTCGTGGCCGTTAAATGAAAATCAACAGTATCTGCAGTGGTTTGATCGGCAAGCGTTTTAAGATAATCAGTAACGCAAGGATCAAATCTAGTTTCGCTAGAGCCAGTTTTCGTAACATCGACTCCCCAATAAGCTTTACTTTGATCAACTATTCCGCCGTCTGTTGCTGCGCCTCTTAATGCAAGTGAGGCAAATGCCAGTGAGGCAGTTAATCTTCCCGAGTTATTTTGTGAGCTTTCATAACCGCACCAAATTTCTCCTGCTGTTAGGTCGCCTTGGAGCCAATGGGGGTCGCCTGCGGGTTGGTTTCGGCTTCCTGTAGCTTCAAAATCCATGCTTGACCCAGCAAGAACAAAAGTATTAGCTGTGGCCGTGCCATCACTACCACCGATACTGCCTGCGGCGCCGCTAAAAAAAGTAAATCCTTTATACCTTGGAGGTCCATAACAACCAAAAGGAACAAGATCTTTTGAATAAGCTGCTTCGTTTGTTTTTACACGGACATATCGTGATTGATTATCATAATTGCCACCAACTTTTAATTGTTTATTAACTTTATCATAAGTAACTTGTTTGTCTCCTATTCTACGTGCGATATAGTTTGGAGAAGAAACGTTCAAGTTGCAACCTGTAAATTTTTCAAGAACGCTTATGTTTTTGTCTGTATCGCTTATTGAGCGAACTGCAACTGAAAATGTCGCCCAGGTTTTATCACTTTTAGCTGGTCGAATATCTTCAATTGATATTTTAATATTATTTTGATTCCATTCTGATCCTTCATCCAAAGAAACAAACTTAAATAATCTTTTTGCCCTTTGTTGGTTGAGTACATCAAAACCTGGAGAAGTTGCAGAAGTATCTTGAGAAACAATCCAGCCGGTTTCAGAAGGAATGTGTTCTTTTGTCTGGTCGGAATATCCATTAGTACCATTGCCTAACTGCACTAAAAGACCCCAGCATGTATTAGCGCTAGAACTGGCTACTAGGGCGTCTTGAACCGATCTTTCAAATGTTTCGCCTAGCCAATAATTTGTTGTACCGGAAGTGGTGGCATAAACATCAGTATTAACTAATTGTGGATTTGTGTTAAAAGCTTTTCGAATATAATTATCAGAATCAGGATCAAAGCTAAAAGCAGTTTCCACAACAGTGGCATCCGAAGAATCCTTAATGACTGCTTTCCATGTGAGTTTATCAGAATTTCCTATTAATACTGAACTTCCGGAAACACTTATAGGTACACTACCAGTTTCAGTGCCTCTAATAGCACCAGAAAGCTGCATATATCCACTGTCCAGATACCAAACAGCAGCAAGAGAGCCTGTTACTCGGGCTTGTTCGTCAGTTTGCCCTGTCGTCGCGGCGCTGGCGGCAAATTGCACAAGTGTCGTGTTGCCTAAGCCACTATCGGTCATTGTAGTATTCCCTCCAGTGCCTCTTATGTTTTGTTTTAAGGTCAACGAACCATCACCATTATTAGTAACAAGAATTGTTCCATTGTGACCATTTGCACTCTCAATACAAGTCCCAAGTCCCGCAGCTATAGCAGTGACGCCACCGGCCGAATCCTCGAACTCAGGTGGGCTTGCAGAGGTGTCAGTACCATCGGCGGCAGTATATGCCACGCTTTTACCGGTGGTATCGGTTATTGTAAGAGTTTTACCAGTTGTAACTGCCCCGGCAAAAGTTACTGTTGCCGTTGCAGGCGTGCCAATTGAAGCAGAAGGCATAACAAACAAACCATAAGCTCCGCCAAGGCTGGCTGCTAGATTTGTGGTTCTCCAGCCAGCAACACCATGATCACCAATAACTCCGGAATTGGCGCCATCATTTGACGCATGGTTTGCCCCAAGAATACGAACAAATGTTACAGGATTATTATTTCTTAAATAAGCTTGCGCAGCATATGCCGCATATGTAGGTCCATTATAATTGCCGTTTCTCCAAACGTCATCAGTTGCTCCGCCAGGAATGGGATTGCCAAATATTTCTACAAATTCTGAATATGAATGAACGGTTGTGGGCCGGAAGCCCGGGCCTCTTTCCGAGCGTCCCATAATGACTGGGCCCATTCTTGCTGGTAGTCTTTCCAATTGTGAACGATCAATTTCGTTGATGAAAATTCCAGGTGAAACGAATCTAAACTTTTTAACTGACATTCTTTTGAGTCTCCTTTTGGCTTATTTAAAAAATAAATTATTTCTCTTATAAATAGTAATAAGAAATTGCAAAATCCTTTACTTCTGCTTAAAATGAGTTTTACTAATAGCTTTCACTAGTTTAGCTCGTTTGGAGAGTTTTCTAAGCGCTGGGCGGCTTTTTTTCGCTGTTGTTCGGTTAAATGTTCATCTATGTCGCCAAGTATGATTCTTTCTCTGGGTATTTTTACTTCAACAGCGTTTTCAGCTATAACCATTTTTGGTGTTTCTTGATTTTTACCTTCGCCTAATAAATAACCTAAAACCTTGATATCTATTCTTGTTTCATATTTTCGTTCTTCTTGGCCTAAACCTGCCAGGTTGTTGTTTGCAGCGAAATTGCCCTGAATAAATCCTTCATAAAAGTGCCCTTTGTTTCTCATTGGAAAATAATTAATTGCACCAGTTTTAGTAATAAATGGCGTTGCTAATTCATTCATTTGTTGTTGATATTCTGTACGTAGTGATATTGCATACGATATTTCAACATATGTTGGCATTGGCATTGATATCCACTCATAAACAACTTTTTTATTTTCTCTAGGAAAATTAAGTTGGTTTTCTAATCTATAAGCATCTGCATTAGCAAAATTAGATGTTTTATCTTGGTTAATTCTCCTGGTAAAAGTGATAGAGCCTCCGTCTTTATTTCTGTCTACGTTACCCCAAAAAACACCTTTTCTGTTCATATCTTTTACAACTGATGTGCGCTCAATTGTAATTAAAGGCAAAATTAAGCTACCAACACCGTCTCTTATATCTTTGTCGTTTTTAATTTGATAAGATCTTTCTGCCGACGTCCAAATAATTGGGGTTTTTTTCCAGCCTTTATTCGTGGTTGCCCTTAGATCCAGCCCAATGACATAATTAAAAAGAGATTCATCGATTAATTCTAAAGTCGATGGAGTTATGGGAAATTCTTTATGTGGCATCGAAAAGCCCTCTTCTGGATTTAATACAATTAGCTTCTATTTCCATTTTATGATCTGTTTGGCCAAACAGTTGTCTTGGTTCGTTTAAAGTAGTTATTTCGTAATATGTATCGCCGTATAAAATAAAGTCTCCTTCCCTAACAAACAAATCTTGGTCTTCTGTTAGTCTTCTCTTGTGAAAATGTACTGTAATAGATGGTTTTCTGTCAATTCCCATGCTTGTTGTTTCAGTGGTATACCCTTTCCAAACAACTAAAACATAAACTCTAATTGGAGGTAAAAATGTTTTTTCTATTGCTTCTCCATATAAAGAATGAAAATTAGTATGTTCTAAGCTTATAGGATAATATGCTATTTGTTGGCCAATGACTCGTTCAATAAGTTCATCATTGACTTGTTTGACAAGATCTCGCTCCTTTTTACCAACAAATAACGGAGGAGGTGGTTTGCTGGGTTGTGACCATTTATTACTTGCCATTTTCTATTATCCCAACACAATAGGCACAGGATAAGGAATTTTACCCTGTACTCCCATTGCAGCTTCTGCCATGGTAGCATCTTTTTCGACTAACTTGGCGTACGTAAGTTCATCTAATGTTGTTTTTAGTTCTTCTCTTAGTTTTTCTTGCTCTTGCTGGCTCTGAGAAATTAACTCTGAGCCGTTTAAATTAACAGTTTCTCCAGGTATAGGAATAGAACTAAATTTACTACGCACTTGTCCTAATGTTTCTTTACTTAAAGCTAAAGCAAATCTTCTAATCCATTGTTTACCGATTGCATTAATATTTTTATAGGGAATATTTTCAAATGGTAGAGTGTTCATATTATTGACACCATCGATACCATCATCTTTTTCAGAATCACGGGCAAAGATATCATTGCGAACATAGAATTCAAACCAGACTTCAGTTGGAGAACTAATAGTTGGACTTGGGAAAATTCTTAGCCTGTTGTTTTTAATTTCATATGAATAATGGCTGTTTCTGGTATAAATTGCATCTTCAAAGGCCATGGCTTGTAATTTATTTTGCCATGCTGGAATAATTTCAAAGGTAGAGTCATCTGCAAATTGGCCATAACTAGCTAAATCGCCAACGGTATTTAAACCACCATAATAACCATAAAATCTCCACATAGCATGAGGTGTTTTGTACCATACCCTTGTTATATAAGCTTTTTTATTGTTAATTTTGCCGAATATTTCTGAGTCGCTATCTGCATCTGCAGTTTCAACAACCGCTTGTAAGTCATAATCTTGTACATTAATAGTCGTTGCAAAAGAGGCCGAATATATTCTTGTAGTGCCACCAAAACCAGCATCTGTGGCCATTCCATCGCCAATTTTTTTGCCATAAGAAAATTGCCATTCGGGATATCTAAGGTTTTTCTTATCTTTATCTGAAGTGGCGCCGGTGGTGATTTTTTCACCATGGTGATTAAAAGTGCCTGTTGCGGCGCCTAAAGCACTTCCAAGAATGTTTTTGGCTTGATGTATATTAACAATATAAGAATATTCTAGCACAGATTCTTCATAAGCTGAAAAAACGCTTCCTGTAGTTATTTCTATGTCTAATACGTCGCCGCCAAGCTTTTTAAAAGTATATGCAACTTGATTTGCAGCACCAGTGCAAAAATACTGGGAAAACATATTGTTGGTCACTGAGTTGTCGCCAATTTGTACAGTTGTGCTAGAATAAACTTGAAAAGGCAATTCAGTGTTATCTTTTACATCGCTTGGCGTGCTTCCTGTTGGAAGTGTAACTTTGCTTGTTTGGCTTGAAGGTGTTAAGGTCGGTACTGCCATTCATTTAGATCTCCTCGCTATAATTAGTTGGCAGCTATTTAAAAAATCTAATTTACTTTTTCTTTGCAGGTTTTCTTTTTCTTGTAGTTTTCTTTTTAAAATCTGGTGTTTTTTTCTGGGGCGGTTTTCTCGCAGAATGCTTTTTTGGTTTTGGCTCAGATATAGCAGATTCGTCAACCTCTTTTACCACAACTTTAGGAACCTTTTTCTCTTCAACTTCTTTTCGTTCTTCAATTACTTCTTCATAAGTTCCAGCAGTTATTGAGAGTGCTTCTTCTACTGCTGCTTTAAACTTTGCAAACTTTGCTGCAAATTTCTTTGCATATTTTGGACTATTCATCCGACGTTTTTTCTTTCCCATGGTAAACTCCTTTTGTTATATTATATAATATTGTGTTGGGGATTTTAAGAAAAAACCCCGCCTGAAAGGCGGGGCTTAGATTTCGTTATATAAACTTATTAAAAATAGATTACTTTACATCTTCATCTTTTTTTGTAAGCTTTTCTACAACTTTTTTTGCAACACTTTTTTTTACCTTTGGCTTTTTTGGTGTTGCCTTTTTTGGGCCAGCCTTTTTGGGGGCAGGTTTGTCAGGTACTTCTTCGTATATTTTCTTATATACCTTCACAGTGTCTGACGACTCTTCCTCAACTAAGATTTTTTTAACTAATCTTTTCATTTTAATCTCCTACTACCTTTCCATGCAATATCTAACATAGTCGACATGCATTACGTCATTATCGTTCGTTTGCTGAACGAATTCGAGGTGTGGAAACATGGCCTCTCCATCCAAAGGTAAATTGCTCGCTGAAGAGTGAGACAATGTGCCATTTATATAATAATGAGCAGTACTGCCATCAAAATAGATACTCAAAGTAACAAAAGTATCGTCGCCCAAATCTGTGCTAGACGCTGTTACTGTCTCGGTATCATCTTTAGCGGCAATTGACGACAATTTCACTGATGCTTGTCCGTCAATTACTTGCCAACCCATGGCAGTGTCTAGACCCCCACCAACAAAGGCGGTATCTACTGCTTCATCACCAGTTGAGGCAAGTCCAGCAAAAAACCCATTATCAGAGGCATCAGTTACCTTTAATCTGGTTTCAAACCAAACTTTTCTTGCGCTCGCCGCATCCAATGTAAACATATGATTTGGAGCAAACAGCCGGGCTATGTTGTCATCCGTAGTACCGGCAAGTACTTTTACACAACCACCCGGAATTGTATTGACAAGAACTGCAGTCGGTGATCCAGCACCGCCAAGAGTTACAATCCAATTGGCGCCAACAAGACCAGAAGCAGCGTGAGCAAGAAAAAAGTCATCATTAGCAACGAGGTCAGTTACACCTGACACCGTTAAAAAGTCGTCAAACAAGCCAAAATATTTTGCTGGCTGTATTTCAAACGCTGGCATGTGAAAACCACCGAGGCCAGATCTAGATCCAGCACTATCTGCTTTAGTTGCATTAAGTTGTTTTAGGGCAGATTCTAATCTTTTACGCCCTATTCTTCGATTTCCCATAATTTATTTCTCCTTTTATATTTTAAGTTATCGATAACTTGATTTTAATCACGAAACATAACCAGCCACGTTCGGTTATGAATCTTCGAGGGTCAGTGGCCTCGACCCAGGAGAGTATTCTCAAGTTACTTATAAATAGTAGGTTGGAAATGAAAAAACCCACCTTAGTTTCCCAAGGTGGGTTTAAATTATTATTTAGCTGTTAACTAATCAGAGATTAGCTAGCGCCTTCCTCGCCGAGGAGTCCGCGAACAACTACTAGACCATACATATCAGGTCGGACCATCTTTTTAGCGTAACGGGTCATAACGCCTTTACGCGGTACGAAGTCTTCCGTACCAAAGATAGTGGGAGTAACCTGCAACGGTACATAAGGAGCGTAGACATAGCCACTCTCCAAGAAACTACCGCCTTTACGG